AAAAGCCACGGAGTAGATTTAGAAAATATTGAAATGGTAGAAACTAAGTCATTTATTCCTAAATTGCTTCTATTATAATTAGAAGTTCCATTTACATTTTCTGTATATAAAATTGTATGAAGTATATAAGATAGTGCAATTATCTATTATTTATATATTTCGTAGAGTTTTGTATGAATGAAAAAGAGGTAATAGTATGAAAGGTAGTATGTTAGCAAGTGAAATTGATAGAGAGTATAGGATAAGGCAAAGTTATAAAGAGAAGTTAGAACAACGATATGATATTAATAAAAATAAAAGGTGTAATGATAATGTATTTATGAAGGAGAAGACTAAGTAAAACCTAGTCTAAAACTTCTTCATAGTATCTTCAATGACATAAGAAAAGTGTTCTACATCTTCATCTGCATTAATACTGAATGCAGATAAGCCAGTTTCAGTATTTTTGAAGATAGAAACTGAAATTGTACCAATCTTTTCGCCATGATTTTTACAATTTGTAATATTCAACATCCTAATTCTCCTTTCCAAGCGAATTACTCAATAGCATATCACAAATATAATGAAAAGATTGTCGAAATTTATAAGATGATTTAAAATATAGTAGTTTAATTGCATAAAGTGGATTATAGTGAAACAAAACACTTTAAAATAGGGAGATGATAATATGCCAAACAAGCAAAATTTAAAAGTACCAAGCACGAGTGAAGCACGAGAAAGAGGTAAAAAAGGTGGAAAAGCAAGTGCTAAAGCAAGAAAGGAAAAAAAAATATTAAGGGAATTATTAGAGGATGCATTATTAACTAATACAAGAACGGGTAATAGATATATAGATATTACTAATGCTCTAATACAAGAAGCAGAAAATGGAAATATAAGAGCATATGAGACTATAAGAGATACATTGGGACAAAAACCAAAAGAAAATATAAAAATTGGAGTTAGCTATGAAGACTATATAAAAAAGGTAGAAGATGAAGAAGAATATTAATACTAAAAAATATATAGAAGAGTATGTTAAAATTAGAGATAAAAACAGTAATATAATTCCTCTTAAGCTTAATGAGCCTCAGTTAAAATATTATAATACAATTAAAGAGCTAAAAAAACAAAATAAACCAGTTAGAATTATAATACTTAAAGCTAGACAAATGGGATTTAGTACAGAAACAGAAGCTATATTTTTTAAAGAAACAGTAACTAAAACAAATACTAACACAGCTATTGTAGCACATAAAGAAGATAGTACAACAAACTTATTTAATATGAGTAAGTTAATGTATAATGAGTTACCAAATGAAATAAAACCAGACAAAAAAGCTAGTAATGCAAAAGAACTTGTATTCAATAACAAAGAAGGAACAGGCTTAAATAGTAAAATAAAATGTATGACAGCAGGTGGAGAAGGTGTAGGTAGGTCAGATACGATTAATAATTTACATTTATCAGAACTAGCATTCTGGCAAGGAGATAAGAAACAAACTTTATTAGGTTTATTACAAGCTGTACCTAATACACCTAATACTATGATAATAATTGAATCTACTGCAAATGGATATGAATATTTTAAAGAGCTATGGGATAATGCAGTGGCAGGAAAGAATGATTTTGTTCCATTATTTATAGGTTGGAATGAACTACAAGAATATAAAATGCCATATACAGGTTTCGAACTTACAAATGGGGAAAAAGAATTACAAAAATTATATGCACTTTCCTTAGAGCAGTTAACATGGCGTAGATGGTGTATAGCTAATAACTGTGGTGGAGATGAAGAACAATTCAAACAAGAATATCCAATAAATCCAGAAGAAGCATTTATTAGTACGGGTAAATGCTATTTTAATAAGCTAAATATAGTAAAAAGGATACAGGAAGTAAGAAATATTAAACCAGAAAAACAAGGGTTTTTTAAATATGATTATGATGAAGTAAAAATATCTAATATAAGATGGATAGAAGATAAAGATGGTCCTATAAAAATATATAAAAAACCGAAGAAAAATTTCCCATATGTATTAAGTGGAGATACCTCACGGTGAGGGTTCTGATTATTTCACAGGTCATGTATTAGATAATATAACAGGTGAGCAAGTGGCAGTACTAAAACAAGAATATGATGAAATAACTTATACTAGGCAAATGTATTGTTTAGGTATGTATTATAATACTGCATTAATGGGTATAGAAGCTAATTATACAACATATCCAATACAAGAGCTAGAAAGACTAAAATATCCTAAACAGTTTGTGAGGGAAAGAGAGGATACATATACTAAGAAGTCAGTAAAAGCATATGGATTTAAGACTACTACAATAACTAGACCATTGATATTAGCAGAATTACAAACTATAGTAAAAGAACTAATAGAATTGATTGTAGATGTTGACACTTTAACTGAAATGTTAGTTTTCATCAAGAATGAAAAAGGACGTCCAGAGGCACAGCAGGGCTATCATGATGACTTGGTTATGGCTTTAGCGATTGCTTATTATATAAGGACACAACAGGATATGACAGTTAAAGTAGAGACACAAGAATTTGAATATAATATTATGAAAGATTTTGGTTTTGAAGAAGAACAAGAAGATGAATTTGGTAGTGATATTGTAGTAATTTAGGAAGGTGAAAAAATGCGAATAAAAATGCGAATAGATGAAATATTACAAGAAATATATGTTTTTGCACATAGCAAAGATGAAGGAACATACCTCCAATTAAAAAAAGAAGATGTAATTAAGTTGTCTTATTATATAGATAGCCTTGAAGATAAAGAAAAAATATTATATATGTTTTTAGGAGGTAGAAATGAAAAAGAAAGTATTTAGAGAAAGATATCAAATTAAAGAAGAAACAATAAAAGTTGAAGAAAAGAAACCTACGAAGAGAGGGAAAAAGAATGATAAATCTAATAAATAGTATATTGCCAGCTGTGTGTTTATGCATACGGCTTTTATTTTGGCTTTAAACAGAATAATAAGCAAGAAACAATAAAGAAAGACATTAACCCTATTAGATATGTAAAACGTGTTAGAAAAGAAAAAAAAGAGCAAAAAGATATACAAGCTGAAAAAGACTATTGGGCAGATGTATTTGAAAATCTAGAGAATTACGATGGCACACCACAAAGCCAAAAGGAAGTGAGAAATATAAATGAAAGATAACGAAGAAGTAACTAGTGTGTGGAAAGATTTTGAAAAAGGTAGAATGTATAACAGAATGAAAAAAGTCTATACAGATACTGACATAAACTATGATTATTATTATGGAAATCAAGCTAAATATTTAAATATTGGAAAAGAAACGCCTGTTATACTTAATATAATAAAAAGTATAGTTAAGTATAAATTAGGTGTAGTTAATTCTAATGCTTATGCTATTGTTTATAATCCTAATTTTTATAATGCAGAAGATGAAGGGGAACTATTAGAAGAGCTGTGTAAGGTACTTAGTAAGCATTCTAATAAAGTTTGGGAGTTACAGCAAGTTGGTAGCAAGATTAAAGAATGTGTAAAAGATGCTTGTATTAATGATGAGGGAATACTACACAATTATTTTGATACAGAGAAACAAGAAGTTGTAGCAGAAGTAATAGATAAGAATAACATCTATTATGGTAATGAAAATGACGATGATATTCAGTTACAACCTTATATTATTATTTCTTATAGAAAGCCAGTTACACAAGTTAAAGATGAAGCACGATTATTGGGAATAAGTGAAGATAAGATAGAACTAATAACACAAGATGGAGAAACATTAGAACAAGCAGGATATAATTCGGTAACAGATGAAGTGAATCCTATGTGCTTAGTGTTACTAAAATATTATAAAAAGAATGGTAAAATATATTATACGAAGGCAGTTAAAGCTTTAGAATTAGAAAATGACATGGATACAGGTATGACTTTATATCCAGTAGCTCATATGGTATGGGAAAAGGTTAAAGGCTCTAGTAGAGGAATGGGAGCAGTTAGAAATGTTATTTCTAATCAAATTGAAATTAATAAGATAGCAACTAGAAGAGCATTAGCTGTTAAAATATCAGCGTTTCCAAAGCTTGCTGTTAATAAAGATTTTGTAGATAATCCAAATGCATTAGAAAAAGTGGGCAGTACAATAAAGTTAAAAGGTGGAGCCCAACTAGAAGATATAAGAAAACAAATAGGATATTTAAGTCCTGCTAGTATGTAGCCAGATGCTAAGAATTTACAAGATGATTTAACTAATAATACCAAAGATTTAGAAGGTGCAGGAGACGTGGCGACTGGTACAGTGGACCCTACACAAGCTAGTGGTAAGGCTATTTTAGCAGTTCAACAGGCTACTCAACAACCTTTAAATGAGCAAGTTGATACTTATAAGACGTTTATAGAAGATATAGCTAGGATTTGGTATGATATGTGGAAGGCTTATAAAATTAATGGCATGCAAGTTATGTATGAGCAGGATGATGGAGAAGGTGGAACTGTAGAAGTACCTGGAACATTTAGTTACGAATTATTAAATAGATTAGATGCAAATATTAAGGTTGATATTACTCCTAAGTCTCCATATGATAAGTTTGCACAAGAACAAAGCATTGAAGGCCTTATGACTAATGAGAAGATTACTTTTGAGGAGTATGTTGAGGCACTTCCAGAAGATAGTGTTATGCCTAAATATGTATTACAAAATATATTAAAGAAACGACAAGAAAAGCTGAAAATAATAAATCAAATGGAATTAGAAGCTCAAGCTATGCAAGGGCAATTACAACAAGCTATGAAGAATCAAGATAATGATATGAGTTCAATTGATAATATAGAGAATGAGGCTAATATGACACAACAAGAACTAGTTAATAGTTTAGGAGGTGGCACAGATGAATTGTCCCAAATGCCAGTTGCTTGAAATGAGAGTTGATAAGGTAATTGATGATGTTATCCACTATGTTTGCAAAAACTGTGGAAAAGAGGTTATAAAAAGTGTTGAAGAACTAGAAAAAGAAAATAATTAAGTTTTTTGTAACAATAACAAAGATTATTTAGAGGTATTTGCTACCTCTTTTTATTATGCCCAAAACATGTGCAAGGCTTTAAACTGCTAAGCAAGGAATTTATAGTCGACGGACTTGAAACGGGAGGTTTTTATGAATGAAGATTTAGACAATGAATTGATTACCCAAGATGATGTACCTGAAACATCAGAAGAACTTATTGAAACTGATGCTAGCGAAGGAGTAGAGGAAGTTCAAGATACTACTGAAACAGTAGAACAACCTAGTGAAGATGACATTGAAAAGAGAATTGAGGAAAGAGCGAATAAGATTGCCGAAGAGAAGATTGAAGCAAGATTGATTAGAGATAGAGTAAAAAGAGAACGTGAAGAAGCGGGTACTAGAGCTAAATATGAACAATTGGAAAGTATGATGAAGTCTGCACTAGGTGCTAAGGATATTGATGATGTTATTACAAAGTCAAGAGAGTTCTATAAGGAACAAGGAATTACAATTCCAGATACAATTAATAAACCATCTCTTAATGAGAGAGATGAGATTGTTTTAGCTAAAGCTGATGCAAATGATATTATTAAACTTGGTAAATCTGAAATGGAAATAGAAGCTAATAGGATTGCATCTATTCCAGAAAAAAATAGAAGTCTTAGAGATAGAACTATTTTTAATGATGTTTGCAAAGAGTTAGTGAGAATAAATGATATGGAGAATTTAAAAGTTAAAGGTTATGATACTAAAGTTCTTAAAGATAAGGACTTTTCTTTATTTAGAGAACAATTTAATTTAAATACTCCAGTATCTCAAATTTATGAAATGTATAATAAAGTTCATGGAAATAAGAAGGTTCAACCTAAGTCACCAGGTAGTGCTAAAACAACTCAAACTAATAATGAAATAAAGGATTATTATAGCCCAGAAGATTTTGATAAGCTAACTGATGCAGATTTAAGAAATCCTAAAATTATGCAAATAGTAGATAAATCAAGACTTCAATGGTATAAGAAATCCTTAAATTAAAGGAGGAATGAAGCTATGTCAGTAGCAGTATTTAAACCAATATTATGGAGCAATAAGATACAAAATGCTCTAGAAACATTAACAGGATTAAGAACACATTGTGATTATGAATTTGAAAAAGAATTAATAAAAGCAGGAAACAAATTAAAAATAACAGGTTCAGTTGCACCAACAATTGGAACATATGTACCTGGAACAGATATCGACATTGAAAATGTAGAAGGTAATGACCAAGAATTAGTTATAGACCAATTCAAATATTTTGCAAGATATTTTGACAATGTAGATAAAGCACAATCTATACCAGGAGTATTAGAAAATGATTCTAAAGAGTGTGCAAGATATTTACATGAAGAAGGAGATAAATATGTTGCATCTATACTAAAAGCAGGAGTAGAGAGTGGAGATATTTCTAAAAGTGCAACAGCAATTACACCAAATAAAACTAATGTTGTAAGTGCTGTAGAAGATGGATTAGTTGTATTATATGAAAAAAATGTAAAACCAACAGATGAACTTTATGGGGAATTTTCACCAAAATTCTATTCTGCATTAAGACAATCTCTAACAGAAGTTTTAACAAATAATGTAGAGTTAGCTAAAAAAGGTGCTGTAGGAAAATACAATAATGTAATGGTATGTATAGAAAACTTACTACCAAGTGCAGAAGGTGTAAAATATAACTTTATAAGAACTTCAAAAGCGGTAGCATTTGCAGGTCAAATTGACACTGTGAAAGCAGTTGAAAAAGAAAAAGGATTTGGAGATATTGTAAAAGGGTTATATGTATATGGTGCTAAAGTTGTAAGACCAGAGCAAGCATATGCAATTCAAGAAGCAGTAGCATAGCAGAGGGACAAATTGCCCCTCTTTATATCATTCTAAAGGAAATATAACAGTTCGAATCTGTTAAGAATGAAGGGAGATTAAAAATGAAAGAAAGAAAATTAAAACCACAACAAACTGTAGAGAGATTTATGATTAAACCACACTATGGATTATTTTTAGGAATAACAGTTACTAAAGATACAGATGTGGAAGATGAAACTGAAGATGGAAAAGTACACCAAATAATTAAAGGTACCGTATTCACAACTATAAAGAAAGACGAGAGAGAATACAATGGAATAAAAATAAAAGAAGACTCTAAATTAATTGTAAATGTTCCAGAAGGGACAAGACTTATTTGGATAGAAGGCCAAGGATATATATTACCAGATTTTGAAGCTAAAACGACAAAAGAAGTAATAGAAGACATGGAATGTATAAAAGAATTTTAGGAGGACAATATGAATTTAGGAGATAATAAAAAAATTATGCTAGGGCTAATTGAAGAATATAGCCCTACTAATCAATATTTGACTGCTGATGAAGATATACGAGACAGGTTAAATCTAGTGTATGCTCCAAATTATCAATATACTTCACAATTAAGGAAGATATTAAAAACTAAAACAATAAATATAGAAGAAACTAGCGATAGTACGCAAGAGACAAATTTACCAACAGATTTATATCAATTTAAAAGATTAATTGCTTTAGATTCTAATAATAACAGAATATCCCCACAATACGACATAATTGGAAAGAAAATTTATATTAAACAAAAACAAGGTAAATATATTATAGAATATTATGCTTATCCAGAAGAAATAACACTTGATACTAAAGATGACTTCGAATTAGAGATAGAGCAAGATGTTCAAGCTATTTTGCCTTATTTAGTTGCTAATGATATTCTAAAAGTCGACCCTAGTGCTGATTATACTGCGTTCTATAAAGAGTATCAAGCAAGATTGCAAGGATTAGATACAAGAAATACATTATCTTCAGCAGAAGTAGAAGAAGGTTATTTATAGGAGGTAGAATATGGCAACTTCAGTAAAGAGGCAATATACTAATTTAGCAGGTGTTGATTTTAAGAATGATGAGAGTTTGGTTAATTTAAATAGAAGTCCTGATGCACTTAATGTGTATAAAGATTATTCGGCCGAGGGTAATTGTATTCAAACGAGACCACGGTTATAGTAAACTTGCACAATTTGTGGGAAATATTAATGGTTTATATATTTATAATAATACAACAGCTTTAGTTCATGCAGGGAATAAGTTATATTTATGGAGTAACTTCCCTAGTGTTCCAGAAGAACCTCAAGTATTATCTGAAACTATGTATAATGCAAGAAGTTCATTTTTTATTTTTAATGATAAGGTGTATATAAATGATGGTTTGAATTATTTAGTTTATGATGGAAGTTTGAAGTGTGTTTCAGATGATGCGTTTATTCCAACTACTACTATTAGTAGAAGTCCATCTGGTGGTGGTACAATGTATCAAGATGTGAATTTATTACAACATAAAAGAATTAATAGTTTTACAGCAGATGGAACGAGTAAAGATTATTATTTGGATACTACTGAAATAACAAGTATAGATGAAGTGTATGTAAATGATACCTTAACAACTGCATATACAGTATCACTTGCGTTGGGAAAAATAACATTTAATACTGCACCTGCTAAGCCTGATTTAAGCGGTGTAGATAATGTTAAAATTGTATTTAGTAAGGAAGTTACTGGTTATACTGATAGAATATCTAAATGTACTATTTCACAAGTGTTTGATAATAGGGTATTTTTTACAGGGAATGATACTTTTAAGAATGCTATTTTTCATAGTGAACTTGAAAATCCTGCATATATATCAGATTTGAGTTATTACCAAGATGGGACGTCTGAGGCTAAAATTAAGAGT